AGGTCTTTCACTGGTGTGACTTTGACTGCTAGAGGAGCTTTAATCTATAACACTTCAGCAACTGTAGCGAATGCAGCTGTTGCGGCTTTAGATTTTGGAGCAGATAAAACAGCGACATCAGGAACTTTCACAATTCAGTTTCCAGCATTTACAACATCTGCAGCGATTCTAAGAATTTCTGGGTAATAGAACATAGGAGATAATTTCCTATGGCTAATCCTTGGGGTTCAGGATCGTATGGTATTGGTGATTACGGGACAGGTATTGAAAATATTATTGCCTTTCCAACAGGGATCGGTGCGTCTGCATCATTAGGTAATGAAACTACAACAGCAGAAGTAAATGAAGGTTGGGGTAGAGTTGAATGGGGTAATTTTGCTTGGGGCGATAATTATTCAACTCAATTAACTGGTGAATCTTTAACTGCTAATTTAAATTCTGTTATTACATTCACTGATGTAAATGTAATTCCAACAGGTCAATCTTTAACAGTTAATTTAGGTAATGAATCAATTACTGGAACAGCTAATGTAATACCAACTGGTATAGGTATTACTGTAGCAGAGGGTATTGTTGATCCTTCTCCTGATGCTGAAGTAACAGGAATTGGTTTTACTGCATCTTTAGCTGTAGGCACAGTTATTATAGGTGAAGGAACTGTAGCAATTACTGGAGAAGCTTTAACAGCAAATGAAGGTAGTGTAACTATTAATATTGCTACAGAAGTTTTTCCTTTAGGATTTCCGGTATCTTTAAATACAGGAACATTAAATGTTACAGGAACTGGAAATACAGATATAACTGGAGAGTTAATATCTGCTAATCTTGGAACAGCAGTATTAGATGCAAATACTTTAGTTGATACAACAGGACAACAACTTACAGCAAATTTAGGTGATGAATCTATTACAGGTACGGCTAATGTACCTTTAACTGGAATAGGATTTACTGCAAATTTAGGTAATGAGTCAATTACAGGTACAGCTAATGTAGATGTAACCGGTGAAGCAATGACTGCAGCGGAAGGTATTGTTGATCCTTCTCCTGATGCAACGGTTACTGGTATTGGATTTAGTGGTTCATTAGCTGTTGGTACAGTAATTGTTGGAGAAGCTAACGTAACAGTTATTGGAGAAGGTATTGCAGCAGGCCTTGGATTAGGTACATTAGATGCTGTAACTCTTGTAGATGTGACTGGAATAGCTATGTCAGCTAACCTTGGAAGTGTTACAACTAAAGGATTTGCTAACGTAACTTTAACAGGATTTGGCTTGACAATGGGACTAGGAAGTCCTAAAACATTAATATGGACCCAGGTAAATACAGGTACAGCACCTATCTGGACAGAAGTTGACACCGCTGCATAAATTTTATAAAATATTATTATAAGGAATTTAAAAAATGGCAAACTCAACATCAGCTAATTTAAAATTAACTGTACAAGCAACTGGTGAAAACTCAGGAACTTGGGGACAGATTACAAATACAAACTTATTAATTCTTGAACAAGCTATTGGTGGTTATGATGCGTTTAACGTAACTAACGCTAGTAGAGCTTTAACATTTACAAACGGTGCAGTATCAAATGGTAAGAACGAAGTTATTAAATTAACGGGTACACTTGCTGCAAACGTAAACGTTACTATTCCAGATTCAATTGAAAAAACTTACACAGTTCAAGATACTTGCAACCATGCAGGTTATACTTTAACTTTTAAAACTACATCTGGTTCAGGTGTTGCTTTATGTGAAGGACATACTTATCAGTTATGGTCAGATGGTACAAATATTTATAAAGGTTCTGAAGAAAAAGTATGGAGAGCAATTACTTCTGCTGAAACAGTTCAACCTGGAGCACAAATTTTAGCAAATACAAATGGTGGAGCATTTACTTTAACTTTACCTGCATCACCAAGTGCAGGACAAGAAGTTTCTGTTATTGACCAAGGATATGATTTCAACACTAACGCATTGACTATTGGAAGAAATGGTTCTAATATAGCAAACAGTGCAGCTGACCTAGTTATTAATACACAAGGTGCTGGTTTCACATTAGTTTATTCTGGTGATGCAACAACTGGCTGGACGTATAAGGAGAAATAATAGATGGCAAACTACGAAGCAACTAGATATGATTTTGATGGCGCAAACCTTACAGGTATTGAAGGTATTCCAAGCGGAACAATTGTACCTTGGTCAGATTCTTCTATTCCATCTGGATTCTTAGAATGTACAGGTCAAGCTGTATCGAGATCAACTTACGCAACTTTGTTTGGTATTATTGGAACAACTTACGGAGCAGGTAATGGTTCAACGACTTTTAACGTACCTGATTTACAAGATAATGTAGCAGTTTCAAAATCTGGAACTAAAAACTTAGGTTCAACTGGTGGAGCAAATACTGTAACTTCAACTGGAAACGTTGGTGGTTCAACAGCGAATGCAACTTTATCAACACCACAACTTGCTTCACATAGTCATAATACTCCCGCTAGAGTAGGTGGCGGTGGAGTACAAAACCTAGCATTACCTGGTATAACATGGCAACCATCAAACGTGTTACCTATTGATTCTACAGGTAGTGGTGGAGGACATTCTCATAATATGAGTGCATCTTTTTCAGGAGATGCAACTTCAGTTGTTCAACCTTATTTAACAGTGGTATACATAATTAAAACTTAGGAGAACTTATGGCAGCTAAAGGAAAATGGACAGTAGTATTTGAAGATAGATCAGTTCAAAAAGGAACTGGAATACGATATGTTATTGATGATGATGTTTTTTGGTCTCAATCAAAATTTTCAAATATTTGGGCAATTCAATATGGAACATCTGTTACTTCAGATGAAGTAGAATATAGAGATAACACACCTCATTCATCATACGCTGATGCAAATTTAGGTGATTTTCAAGAATTTATTACAAGATGGGATTCAATTCATTTAACTAGAATACAAGAAGAATGGGATAATAGTCCAGGAAATGTTTCTACAAATCTTCCTTTTGCTAATGAAGAAGAAAAAATTGCTACTTTAGGTCCAAGGCCTACTTCTTATTCATCATCGTAACATCATCCAAGAAGTTAAAATATATTTTTCACCCGATAATGGTGAATTACCTCTATGCACATATGGAAAAGCTGCAGGCCAAATAACTATTCTACCAGTCTTTGGTTTTACTCTTTTTGAAAAATGTAAAAATTCTGTTTCTCCACCTTCTTCTACATCATTTAAATATATAGAAAAAACAAAAGCTCTAGGTTCATTAATAAAACCTTTTCCATGTTCTATATGCCAAACATGATATCCTTCTGTAGGTAATGTTTTTTGAATTTTTAAAGATGTAAAATTAAATTGGACTCCATAAGCCTCTTTAGCTCCAGTATGTTCTGTATAATGATTAAAAGCTAAATCAAAATTTATCATCATAGATTTTAATTCTTCCCACCAAACATCTATATTATTTTGTTCTGCAAAAAATTGTTGATCTTGTTTTTGTAAAATAGAAGATTTTTCAAAAACTATTCTATTCAATGTATTATTAAATTTGTTTTGATCTTCATATAATTTAATTGCTTTATTACATTCTTCTTTAGTAATGTAATTGTCATATACACCTATAAAATTTGTTATATTAACTGTTTTTTCCATCATAATAATTGTGCTTTTTCTTTTTGAGTTTCATCTAATGTTTTATCATTTTTTTCTAATTTTTTTATAGTAGTTGCATTAGGTTTCCACTCTTCTTTATTAACTACTTTACCCCCTCTATCAGGCATAGTTTGAAATATTGCAATATAATTTCCATTATAAGGCTTTAATTTTTCTTTCCACCACTCAGGTTCTTTAATAGTATAATGTGCATTTTTACCATTGAGTAAAATTTGAGTTGCTGGATAACAAGTGATAGTTAAAAATACTCTGTTACCATAACTAAAAATATCTTTTAAAACTTCTTCAACTTTATCTTCTTGAACATGTTCCATAACATCAATACATAAAACTAAGTCATAGGTTCCAGTTGGCTTATTTGCATATTGTGCAACAGCTGGATCATATTTAGTTATGTCTATTCCTAATGGGGAACCTGGAAGTTTTTTATTATTAAAAAGTATTGAATGAAATTTAGCCTTACCACAACCATAATCTAATATGGTTTTAATATTATTATTTTTAATAACTTCATAAATATTATGTTTATATTCTGCTAAAGCTTCACCTACCCAATGTTCTTGATTAGATGCATGAAATTTAGTTGCTTCTATTAATGACTCATACATAGTTTTTATCTTTATATTCTTTATAGTGCTTATAACATAATTCAGTAAAATTAGTCAAATGCAAAGCGTCTTTAAAAGTATCAACTTTATATGCATCAATACCATCATAACCCATTTCTTTAGCTATT